TTATGGCAGTTTTAAATATTGTGCACTAGACTCAGGTATTGCAAAAAACAAATCGTCTCTACCATGAATATAATGATTATACTTGCAATTAGCCAAAATATCACATATTTGTATTGAACGATATTTATTGGAATCTCTAAAATTAACGTTGAAGATTGCATTAGATTCCGTATAGTTTTGTGTCATATATCTTCCTGCAAAATACTTATTTAAGTAAGTTGGAAATGAATCGCTAGCCATTAATTCGGTTCTCGATTGATCATCTATATTCACAATCACTTCGCTAACTTTAGTATTATATATCCGTCTGTACTGCTGGACACAAGTTTCAACAAATCTTCTTAATAAGTAATTTTTATGATACTGCACGTTTTCTTTAGAATCTAAAGGTTTTTCTAATCCTTTTATCCCTTCAACAATAAAAATTGGATGGAAACTATCCCCGTTGCGTTCCATAATTCCCTTAAGTAAATATCTCTTTTTACGATTTTTTATTGAAGAAGCTTTCTTTTCTCCTTGTTTTGTAGACGGAAAAAAACTATTTAAGTGTTTAGCGAATGAACTTTCAATAGCAGTGCAGTGACTACTTGTACACCAATATCCTGCATACACATAATATGGTGGATTTTTTGGATTTTTACTTAACGTCCCTGATTCATCAATATAAATGCATAACTTTCTGACCATCTTATTCAACTTTCTTCCATCTTGTTATTAAAGACATTTTACATTACTTTTAATAGCAAAAAAAGCCTATCCAGTAATTAAACTGAATAGGCTTTTTTACTTCCTGTTGTTACGTTTAAAAATTACTATGATCATTAATGCTAATCTGTAGCCGGTCTAGTGGTTCGCCTAACACGCCTGCCCAGCTGTCGTATCCAGCAACTGAACCATTATCGGCACAGGTACCGAGATAGCCAGCTCGCTGTGTAGTTTGTGAACGGTAGTAGGCTTGCTGGTAAGTCTCACCTTTTGGTGTAGTGTAGTACATTTGAACACCATCGATAGTGTGGCCCTTAATACCAGCAACGCCGTTAACTGCATCGTTCTTGTTAGCTTTGTGTACCCAAGGGAGCCAGCCATCTTCGATTGTGTGAACCCGGTACTTAATTGAGCCACGGTTAACTTTAATGTAAAGCATATCGTGCGCGCTGTATGGCATTCCGGCGAATCCGTTAGCACCAGAACCAGCATTCTTAACTGGCGATAACCAGTGGCCATTACGTTGATGCATAGCATAGGTTACATCCACATGCTTCTTGTTAGTTGGATTAACTGGTTTAGGTTCTGGCTTCGGTGCAGGGTTTACATCATTCCCCGATGAACTGAAACCATACTGCACATCATGCGCAAATTGAGCCTTAGTAATGCCATGACTTGCTAGATAGCCGTAAGGGTCGGTGTGGTTACCCCAAACGTGATTGGTTACCCAGAGATGTGACTTAACACCACGCCATGCACTACTGTCTACTGTAGTTGGAATGCCATATTTAATAGCACTAGAACGTAGCAAGTTAACATACGTCACATAATCCTTACGGAATTCGGCTTGGTCGTATGTTTGCGCCAATTCAACTTGCACCGGAGCATTTGCGTTAGCCCAGCTACCAGCACCCCATGCTTGATAACCTTCGGCACCAACACGATAAATCTTACCACCATCACCAACAACATACTGAACATAAGCGCCAGTGTTATACCACTCACGTTTTTCATAAGTAGCTACATTTTTAGCAGGAGCATATACTGCTGTAGCATGCGCAATAATTACGTTGTTGTTGGTACGTAGCGATGAACCTTCACTTGCACTAAGTGCATAGTCATTGTTGACTATTGCCGCACTCGCCTGTTGATTCAGTCCAACAAAAAAGGCCGCTGCTCCAGCGACCAATCCAGCAATTAATTTATTTTTTAGCTTCATTGTTAGCCTTACCTCCTTCAGTATTAACAGCCGTAACATCACTAAGCACTCCTAACATTCCTAATAATGTTAATACGGTATTAATAATCCCTACAATATTTTGCCAGTCGACTGGATAATTGTAGCCAAAGGCTACCATTAATTGTTGAACTAAAACGATTAGTAAACTAATCAATCCTGCCCACAATTTACCATCATGCCAATTGATGTTTTTTACATTCTTCATTAATAACTACCTCCCCATATTTTGTTTTGCAAGTCCTTAATCCGTTCGTGGTGGCGGTCTAACCGCCGATCGTGCTCGTCTACTCGCTTATCTAACTCATTAATGCTAACCCTTATTTCTCTCAGATTATCATTGAGTGTTTTAAAATTCTTGTTTAAATCTTTTATATTATCTTGAAATGGGCCAAAAACGATGTATTTAAAAAGCAGGCTAACCATGCCTGCCATAAAAAGAATGATAGTTACGATCGATGCCCATTCCCCCCAAGACAATCCCAACAGTGTGTGCAATCTTGCACCTTCTTTCTACTTAATTTTTCTTATCCGGCCTTGTAATCGGCCAAACAGTATCAGTTTTAACTAGCTAAATTTTCATAAATATCTGCCTTTTTTACAAATTATCGTGTTGCGATAATCCATTTACATTGTTGTACGCTTCGGCGTACCCCTTAATTACATTATCAGAAATCTTAACAACGCTACCGATGCCTGTGGTAATGTCTGATCTTATTTTGATGCCGTACGGGATTGAAACGGAAGAAACTAAGGTGTTGTTGGTTATGTCATTTTTACCGCTTCCTGAAACCATGATAGTTGCTGACTTGTATTTATCACTAAAGTTTAAATCGCCAAGCACATCAACAATGATGTTGCCATTGATTTTTAAAATATCCCACCCGCTGGATGCATAAGAACTATTGTTAGTGACGATGCCACCATAGCAAGTGTGGATTAGATTGTTAGTGATAGTTACATAACGGTCATTGCTAACGATGGGTACATAGTAAGCATTAACGATTTTGTTATCGCTGATAGTCAACCAAGAATCATCCGACCAAGACAATCGTCTAACGTTATTAGCTGAGTTATCACTAATAATGCCGTCAACTCGGTGCAATACAATACAATCGATACCATAAGGTGCAATTGTAGGATCCACATCTTTAGGGTAGCAATCGGTAAATGAGTTACCACGGATAACTACCTGTTTGACAATCGTGTTGGAATATTGAGTTTTGACCCCATAAATCCGGATAATACCGTACTGGTCCTCATTACTGTACGTGGCATCAAAACCTTCAAATTGGTTATCCAAAATTTGGATATCTGATAAATCATCAATCTTGATGTGGCTTAACGTTGGTGCATCAATTGTTGCATCACTGGCTTTATGACCTAGTTCGTTCTGCATAATCCGAATCGCACCTACTTTGGTCCCGTTGGTACAAACAAATCGATTGCCTTTGACGGTTAATCCCTTAACATCACCGAAATGTAGCCAACCGTTTCGTAGATCAGTCCCACGATCGCCTGCGGATAAGATACAATCTTTAATGTAGTTATTTTCGAAAATGATATTCCGATGGTACATTCCTTCAAATTGATCATGATTACCAAAAGGCATTGGTGCTGGATACTTGATGTTACCTTCTTCGTCGTAAACTGGAGTAAATCTACAATTAGTAACTGTTATATCTGAACAAGGAGCGCCGTCACAAGCCTTACGTTCCTCTTCATCTTTGTATCCAAGCCCGGAATAAATCGAATAGTCTACCTGAATGGCTTCGACAAAATCTCGATTAGGATTAGCTAGCTTCCCACTAAAATTACAATGGTCAATATTAATATTTTGCGAACCGCCGATGTCAAAGACATGTTCAGCAATCAAGCATTCCTCAAAATTGATGTTTTCAAAAGAACAATTTTTAGCGTGATGTAACGTAATCATAAATGCTTGTTTTTGCCCAAAGTCTCCTCGGAACGTACCACCAGAAACTTTGACATCATGCATTCCATTTTTTAAAACCAGCCATTTGTATTTTGAGTTGATAACCGTTCCATGACCCAATACCAAATTCAAATTTGATTTTAAGTAAATATTTTCCAGCATAAGATAATTGCCATCTGGGATTATTACTTTCTTATAACCATTCTTATCGGCAAAATCAATAGCTGCCTGAATAGCAACACTATCATCGTTAACGCCGTCCATCGGCGGATTAAACCAACTAACATTAACACCCGATTGAGCTAGACTTTTGTCATAGAATTCTGCGCGTTTCCCCAAATTATTGAATTTTAAGCCTAAAGTTTCTGAATTTATAAATGCCGACATAAACACATCTAATTCAGATTTTGTCAGTAATCCATCGGCTTTAATTTTATCTTCAAGTGCTGAAAGTTGTGACTTAATTTCGGAAATAGTCAAGTTGATACCGCTAATATCAGTATTGAGTTCAGTAATCAAATCAGCAACATCTTTCTTCCATTGCGTCATTGCAGCATCAAAGTCACCGTTTGCTTTAGTGATATAGTCTTTAAGCTTGCCATACAAATCTTCAAAAGGTGTAATGTAATCACTTGGAACTAAGTCGTTATACACTAAATCAGCAAGTACGGTTAAATCAAATTCCAATGTTGTAATACTTTCGCCGTCTCTAACGATTCTGAAAAATGCTTGAACATAGGATCCCGCAACTGCAAAAGCTTGCTTCGGCATATCAAAGCGGAATTTTCCGTTCTGTGCGTCCAATGTCACCCCGTGCTTAGCATCAATAATTTTATGGATGCCGTCCGGTAGCTTGCCTTGGAACCAGTAATTGCAACCAGTCAAATTAAATGGTGAGCCGTCTTCGTTTTTAACAGTTACAAAAACTTGCCGCATCCCATCTTCATTTTGCCGAGCTTGTAACCACTGCGGATTAGTTGATGTCTCTTTATCGATATGGAAATCAGTAATATCGTCAACTAAATTACGTTTATCTTTCCCGATAGTAAAAGTTAGATACATACTCATAGGCTACACACCCCTTTCATTTAACTTTTCATCAATAATACGGTCGAGCGTTGGTTCGTCGGTTCCTAGAATGATTCGGTTGATTTTAGCTTGCCAATCCTCGTCAAACTTTTTGAGTGCTTCTCGGTTTTCTTTACCAACATTTTCAATGTTCGTTTTGTTGTCGGTAATTGATTTTTCAACCATTTCCGTTAATTTTTTAACGTCGGCACGGTAACCGATGATTTCACCTTTCAGGTCGTCAACATCACTGATAAGGTGGTTAACAACTTCTGAATCGTCAATCGTTTCAAATCCTTGCGCCATTGCTTCTCGCACCTCGCTTCCTAATTTCGCATGCCGGATTGTGTCGGCAATCTCGGCTACCTTTGCTGGGTCCTTTTTGATTTCGGTATAGTCTTTAAACACCTGTGTCATCAGCTACCAGCTCCTTCCAATTTCTTTAATCTTTCATTTAAATCTGCGATAGTTTTTTCATATTCAGCCAGCTTCTGTTTAGTCGTTTCATCATCTTCTTTGACTGTTTTTAAAACTGCTTCAGCTGAATTAAGCCTTGTTTTACTATCCTCAACATCTTTTTGAGTACCTTCGTAGTCTTTCTTCAACTGTGGTACATCAACCGTGCCTAATTGTTCAGAAATCGTTGCAAGATTACCACTGAACGCTCCTGCACGCATACTTGAAACGTCACCACCAACGGTTGAAATGGTACTTTTGAGCGATTCAACATCTTTGCTAATCTTTTTAAAATCATTCTGGTAATCAGTTAACTTTGCAGTTTTGTCACCAAAGGTCATCGTTGATTTATGTGGCTTGTTCAAATCGATTTCTTTTCCAATAACTGTTAGTAGCTGTTGTTCAGCTACATATGGATTAATGAACAAGTAACGATCATAAACTTTGAAACGCTCATATTCATTCAACTCAACAGCACTGACGGTAAAGGTATTAATCGAGGCTTTCTGTGCTTTAATCCACGCTTTACCTTTAGCTAATAATTGAACTGGGTCTTTGATACTATCCCACGTGACCGCACCGTTGATAATTCCAAATTCCTTCTGAAATTCTGGAATATCTAAATAATCTTTACCATCATTGACTGGTGCAATCGTATATCTAACACCAGACTTAATCGTTCCACCTTTTTGATCACCAGAATCTTGTTCTGGAATGTTTCCACTAAAGCGATACAAATACCAATACCACTCGCCAGACCAATTATTAGCGTCATGGCTAAACCAATCAGCAAGTATTGGATTAGAACTCTTACCATGCTCGAAAACGTCTGCACCGTCCGGATAACCACCAGGCCAACCTGTGGAGCATTCCAACACGGTATCGGCATCTTTCATGACGGCGGTATGTCCTGCTGCACCTGCTGATTGTCCTTTTTTACCCATAATAATAACGTCACCAGTTTGCATGGCTGGCAGCGTCTTATTAGTACCTTCATAGTGCAAAATATAACCATGCTTTTTAAGGAATCCATGTAGTGTTTCGGTATTGTACAGTGTCCGATCCGTTTCATGAATTGCCAACTCAACAAAATAGCTGACAAATGACGAACAATCAGCGTGCTTCTGATTCGTCAAAATGTCAGCTCTGCGGTAATCCATCGCGTATTCCAAATGTGCAGCTTTAGCTTTATTGAACAAATCAATTCCAGCTTGGATGTCTAATTCTTGTTTTGCCAATGGAGAGCTGGAATCATCCGTTTTAGTTGAAATAAAATTTTCTTTAATGAGTGAACGTGCTTGTTTACTTCCACCAAAAATCAATGGCTCGGGGTCAATCCATGTTCCGTTATTGGTAAACGCATATCTCAAAGCATAATCAAAATCTTTCTTAGTGATACCAATATGCAAGTGGTCGGTAGTACGTGTACCAACCACTTGACCAGTTTTAACATATTGACCAACTTTCACATGAATATCGCTACGACTGCCAAAGGCTTCTTGATAGTCAATATTGTAACCATCATCGGAATGCGTGACAAAGTAATTACCTAAGCCTCCCATATATCCAATTCTAGTTACTTTCCCACCATGAATGGCATGTACATCGCTCCCCGGATGGTCGACTGTTCCAAAATCCAGTCCATCATGAAATCCGTTTTGGCGAAATTCGCCACCAGCATGTACGCCAAATAATTGACCTCCACTAAAACTTCCATGACCTGCTGATGGGAATGGAGAACCCCATCCCCCGCCAGTTCCGGCCGGTACAATATCAACAGGTAATTTATCGTAACGTTTCGAACCTGTCGGACCCCAGCCACCAGTATGAACGTCACTGGCCCAATTAGAGTCGTTAAACATTGCTAGTAACTGGTGGAATCCACTTTTGATATTGGTATAACCGTCCAGACAATATTTTTTAAATGTCGGTTCAATAAATTGAAGTAGACCCATGCTAGGTGTTCCAGCTGCTGCGTTACTATCCCAATTATTGACAACCGTTTCACTACCACCAGACTCGTGTTTAATCACGTCTTTAATGATACTTACTTCGGCATCACTAACGGACGTTTTCATACATTTAGCTGCGAACTTAATTGCTGGGCCCCAGTCGCCGTTAATAGCGTGCATTGGACCGCTCAACTTAGATCCATCGTCCGAGCTATCATCATGCTGTTCGTCTGGTTTCTGTGTTTCAATTTGAGCACCAAGGGGAATCAATCTAGTAATTACTTTAGATGGATCAATCGCAACCTTAGCTGATTGCATGTTTTCAGCAATCTTTAACGGTGCTTCCATTGAGTGGTCTTGACCAGGACTTTTAAGATAGTCAATATAGTTTTTGCCATCTTTATATTCACAAATAATGCTGCCACCAATCGAATCAGTCAGTAGCTTTTTAATCGCATCTTTAGTGGTCTGATAATCTACCTTGCGTAAAGTGTTATCTTTTTTGTTCGTAACCGTAACATTTCGAACCGTAAACTGCTTGTATTCCGGAACTTGAGAATTGTGTTCCTCAATCAGCTTTTTTAGAAACTCTTCTGGTGTGGCGTTGGCAATTTCAATATAGCGCTGAACGCTATCAATTAAATAACTGTCGATGTCCTCAAAATAGTAGGTTTGGATGAATTGACCGTTGCTCTTCATCTCACGTTCTGGTTTTAAAGCCCGGCCTCTGAACAATAATTTGCTGCTAACCCCATCATAAACTTCGACGTGAGTGTGCATTGGTCTAACTTTGCCGAATAACTTGTTAGCTTGATTAAGGGTCAACGACAAAGTATTAGTTTGACTTGATGATATGGTCAATTTGCCTTCTGATGCTGCCAAACCAACAACAGGGTCATGGATAACGTAACCAGCCTTGTCGGTTGGTTCATCATAAGCGATTACTCGATACATTAAATCATCTCCTCACGTCTAAACTTAAACTCAATCGTTCCAGAACCGCTTAACGTAAATTTATTCTTGCCCAAAGGCATGGTGATTGTTGCTTTATCGGCATTATCTTTGGTTAATTCATAACCATCAAATCCAGGCCCTTTCACGGTCACTTTACCTGTTACCGCAAAATGGCAAATAACTGGTCGCGAACCGATATTTTCGAGCGTTACATCCATTGAATCTGTTACATTAAACTTAACTGGCTGCCAAATCCAGTGGTCAAAAACTACATCATCCCAAATATCAGCACCTTCAAGGTTGTTAGTATAAGCATACGGGTAGCAATCAAATACCACCGTAGCCGTTAGTAGTCCTTTTTCTTCATCATCATCTACTTCTACGCTTTTACACTTACCACGCCAGTAGTAACCATCTTCATGAGTATCAACTAGATTCTGAATGCCTAAAGGCATTAATTGTCGCTTAATTTCTTCTTCAAATATTTTTCGTTCATGATAGATACTCAATGGCATAGCTATTTTGTAGGTAATCTTTCGATTACCAAAGAAACGCTCACCGTTAAGCATTGAGAAATCATAGACACCTTGCACGTAAGCAACCGACTCTGTTATTTCATGCTCTTCTGGTGTGGGCGCCTCTCTTGAAACTAACCACCATCCAGCTTTTCGACTATCAAAACTTCCAAAAACAAACCCTTCGGTGGGAATATCGTCATATTCATTTTTATTAGTCGGCTGTAAATCTCTAAAACTGTACTGCATTACCAACTCCACCTTTCGTCGTTATTGGAAGTTGCTCCTAATTGTCCGTTGAATTTATCTGATGTAGTACCAACCAATGTATCGCTATCCATATAAAGATTAATATTCTTATCAGCAATGCGGCGTAGTAAAGCGTTATTTTGCTGATCCATGGTTGAAGCGTTCAATGTCATTGATCCATTTACACTACCACTAAAAGCGGCTGAAGAAAGCGACTGAATACGATTAAATCCATTTCTAAAACCTTCAAAATCTGGAGAAGGAATTGAAATAATTGCAGCGTTAGCCATATTCTTAGCAGCTGACGTAATCCAATCTACGTTTTTGTTCATTCCAACTGCAATACCTGCTGGAATCCATTTACCTACTTCATTTTTCATAACTCTTGATGGAGAGTGTATACCTAATGCATCTTTAATAGCATTTTTTGCTTTATTAGCAATTCCAACTGCTGCATCCCATAGAGCACCACCCATAGAACCCATTCCATTGATAAATCCTTGAATTAAAAATTTACCAACATCTAATAACGATACGCTTCTAATCCCGCTATCAACCTTGTTAGCATTGCCTTTACCTGAACTTTGTGATTTGCTAAATCCATCCATAACACCTCTGACAAACATGTCAATCAGTCTATGCCCAGAACCGAGAACTTGCCCTAAAGCGTTACCGACACCATATACGAATTTCATTACAGCTTGTACAGCAACGCTAGCAAGGCGAGGGATTGCGTTAACAATTCCCATGATGAATTTAGCAAGTAAATTAATACCGGCATTTATAATTCTTCCAAGGTTATTAGCGATGCCATTAATAAATGTAACAATTACATTTACTGCCGCCGTGATAATTCTTGGCATTGCTTGAGCAATTCCGTTCAGTAGTGCCACTATTAAGTTAGTCCCGGCTAAAATTATCCGTGGCAAATAAGTAGTGATAGTATTTAAAATCGAAATAATTAATTGTGCTACTTTGGCGGTAAAAATTGGTGTATACGTAACAATTGTGTTTATTAATAACAGTAATAAATTCATTACTGTTTGAATAATTTGAGGTGATAACGTGTTAATCACATTTAAAATTGTTTGACCTAATGCAATAAACGTTTGCCCAATTAAAGGTATATTTGTAATCACTGCATTCAGTATTCCTGCTAAAAGAGCGCTAAATCCAGCTCCAATTGAAGACATAATTGGTATGATTAAGCTGATATTGTTTCCCAACAAAATGAAAGCATTAACTAATACCGTTACGCCTTGACCGGCTAAGGCTAATCCAGCTCCCATAGCTAGCACACCAGCGCCAAATAAAGCAACTCCTGCTCCAGCCCCGATAATTGCAACACCAAACGCAAGCAATCCTACTGCTCCAGCCGTCAAAGCTGGCCCTAGTAATGCAAATACACCTGCTAAAACGGCAACTGTAGCTCCAAACGCTGCTAGAGCTATCACACCATTTGTCCCTTGTTTCGCAAGCTGGGTGATGCTTAATACTAATAATGCTAAGCCTCCAAGTACCAAGGCAATTCCAGCTCCTATTTCAAGTACGGCTAATCCCATCGCAATTAATTGCCCAGCACTCTTTTCAGCACTTTTACCAACGGCTTTCTCACCAGTCGCTGCTCCAGCTGAAGTTGCTCCCACGGCAGTATTACCAGTAGAAACGCCAAATAACTTGGCTACTAATCCTGTAACACTTTTTCCGATTGAAAGTAATCCTTTTCCAAAGCTGATTACTGTTTTAGTAGCCTTAGAGGTTGCTAGAAACATGCCACCAATTGCACCACCTACTGCGGTTAAAACCGCAACTGTACTATTAATAGACATAACAGCGATTGCAAATATTCCAATTGCATTAGCTATATTTCTAAAAATTGAATTAGTCTGATAAAGTTTAATAACATTTTTAACAAAATTAGCAATTGGTGGAACTACTTTTACGATAACATTTGCCATTGTAGTAAAAGCCGCGTTAATGACGCCTTTCAAACTATCAATCATCGTAGCGATTTTTGGCAGCCCAGCATTTTGAAAGCCCTTATCAATGGCACTAATCATGTTGGCAACGCCTTTAACTGCGGCAGTTTTTAAATTAGCAAATGATGTTGCTATTCCTGCAGAGTTTTTCTTAGCTAAACTAGCAAATCCATTTTGTCCTTTGTTCAACTCAACAAATTTGTCATTTAATTGATCCATAGTTATTTCGCCACTCTGCAACTTTTTAAATAAATCATTTTCGGCTGATTTACCAGTCATCCCAAATGCTCCAGCAACCTTTCTTAATGCAATCGGCATGGTTTCTTGTAAAGTACGCCAACTCATCAAGTCAACTTTTCCAGTTGCGAGCATTTGTGTATATTGTTGCAGCCCACGGCTTGTATCTGAAACACTAGCACCACTAGCTAAAAAAGCATTGTTTAATGCTACTGCAGATTTAGCAGCACTATTAGCTCCTCCTGTCAGCGGGGCTAATTGTTGAGCTATATTGGTAATTCCATCTAACGATGTTGGAAGCCCATCAATCCCATTACTTAATGTTTTAACAGACTTGTTTGCATCGGATGCAGAATAACCTAGCCCTCGCATTACAACGGGATATTTATTTAAAGTATCAAAGCGTGACACAGCACTTCCCATCAACGCAGCGCCTCCAGCAAATGCTGCCATTTTAGCAATTAAGCCTGTGATAGAGCCGCCTATCTCACTTGTACTTGTAGTCATGCCCCCTGCTTTAGACTTCATAGTTTCCATACTGTCAGAAGCTTTTTGCATTACTGAACTAAAGTTTCTATCGATTGCTGACAAAACAGCCGTCACACTATAACTTTCTGCCATTTGCTTTCCTCCTTTCCTTTTGTATTTTTTCCCATTCATCCCAACGACTAGCTGTTAATTCATTAATATCTGCTTTCTTTTTCTTGATTGGCAATCCTTCGAAAACATGTCTGATATTAGCTTTTTCATCATCGAGGTTATACATATCATCAAGATTTTTGTACTTAGGCTTAGGGTTTTTATCACTACCCGTAGTTTCTTGTACCATCTGATTAAAAAAGGCTTGAAGAGCTAAATTCTGGCGTTGTTCAGTCTTTTGCATGTAATAAGCTTCTAGCCGTAAATAATATTCTGAAAACGGCATCGTTTCAATTTCTTCGATTGAATGAAAGCCTAGATATGCTAGACAATTGAGCAATATTTCCCGATACGCTTGTTCGCTTGTTTGCTCAATTTCTTTTCCATCATCTAGGCTTGCATGTTTTTTAATGCCACTTTAAGAACGTTAGCTTTCTTAACTTCCTTTGAAACATCATTAAATAGCTTTTCAAATTCCTTAACACTGGTTAGGCCGTCTAAATAATCATCAACATCATTACGGCTAACTCGTGGTGAGTTTCTAAAGGTTGCACTATAAATTACATCTGATAGTACGGCTGGATCATACGCATTTAGGGCTGGTAAAGACTTTGTTAATCCCATACCTAATGACATACCACCAGCTTCCATGCCGGCCACCTTATCTAATTCTCGTACAAATCTAACTCCAAAATTCAATTCTTGTTCTTTTCCAGCAATTGTAATTTTCATTATTTTTCCTCCATAAATTAAAAGCCGCCCCTCACGGTATTGTGCATTTCATCGGCGACTTAAACTGATCCATTAAGCTGTAGCATTTGCACCATTATTCGTTGGTGTTGCTGTTGGTGTTGTTGCCTGCTTTGACGAATCGCTTCCCGAATCTTCCTTAGGCACATATGTGCCAGCGTCACCGTCTTTCCACGGGGTTCCGCCATTAACTTCTGCACCGTTTTCACCATTAACAACTGCACTCAATCCACGGAAGATGTAATCAATTTGATCTTGTTGTTCCGCTGAAAGTTTTAACCATCCTTGTTTTGGCGTGCCGTCAACAGAAAATGTAATTGAACGCTCAGAAGTGTCACCAGTTTTTGCTTCGGTTTCATCTTCGGATACAGTAGCTTGTGCGTACCATGCAAAATTGTCACCTGTAGCATTAGTACGGTCAACATCTACCAACCATACTTCAATTTTTTCATTTTTTAGAACACTATGATAAAACTCGTCAGCTGGGACAGAACTGTTGTTGACAAACTCCAACTCTAATTCTGGTTTCAAACTAGCACTGGTAGCTACGTTACCATCCTTAGTTTTTGTGGTATCTGAATCACGTTTAAACGTTAGTTTTGCCGAAGTTTGATAAGGGACTAATTCGGCTTCTTTATCCTTTGCCCAGGAAAGGCGGCGATAATACATCTTAATACTGTTACCCTGTACTACTTCTACTTCTGTTGCCATTTTTTCACTCCTTATAATATTTGTAATTCGATTGTTACCATTCCTCGCATAAGTGTTGAGTTAGGTACGCTAGTATCTAGTTGCATTTGCTTTGATTGTTGTTGAGCATCACCATAGAAACGATAGTTCTCAGTATTGACCCGACCAATTGAGGCATAAAAAAAGCGCTCAACCATTTCTGAAATGATTAAACGCTGTTTTGGCGTTCCCCAACAATCAATATTTAAAACAACTGATCCGGTTAAATTTGTTTTCGTTTGACTAGGAGTTCCCTCCAAATTTCCAACGTAAACAAACGGATATTTAACTTTTTCGTTTTGAGGCGGTAAATAATCGTATGTGTCATATCCTAACTTTTTTGACAACCTAAAATAATAATCATAAACATCTTGCATTGGTGATTTTCTAATGTTAACCACCTACTTTGTTAAATTTTTTAAATCGTTAACGAATAAGTTCCGGTGCTTTCGGAATGCTGGCCCCATATATGGTTGTGCTGCCATAAAACGAGTACCAAATTCTTGGTATCCAGAATAATCGGCTTTAGATGAAACTTTCCCAGTGCCACCGAAATTAGTAATCTCAAGCATAATATTGCGTTTTAGGTTACCAGTATCTACTGGTGCTAATTTTTGGGCTTCAATTTGCATTCCCGAAGTGTTCCGCTTAACAATCTCTTTAACTTGAGCTTTTGCAGCCACACGAGCTAATTTATTAAAAAGCGCCTTATCTCCTGTAATTTTAAATTCGTAATTACTCATTTTGTGTTTCCCCCACAATATAACCATCAATTTTAAGCGGATATACTCCTGTTTCGAGCGAATAATAGGTTTTACTATCATTTACCCTAAGCATTCCCCAATCTTCATAAAACGGCTGTATAAGGCGTACAACGAGCCTATCTGTATTTAAGTTCCCAAATAACTGCATTGAACGGTTAACACCTAAGTGAGTTACGTTTGCGATTACTGGTTTGCCTACTGGAATTGGCTTGCCGTGTGGATTGTCTGGGTCGTAGTGGTCATTTGATTCATAGAACTGTACTTTGTCTGTAAATCGCATAAACCTACCTCCCAGAATATCCAGAAATGAAACTAACCTTACCTAACGATGTAGGCTTGTTCTCTTCATCTGCTAGCCAATCGGCAATATCGTCTTTGAAATCGTCAAAATCATTGCTATTAAACGTGATTGTTTCGCCTTCTTGCGAATAGTTGACCATGCCTTCATTCTTTAAACGGTTAAAACGTCTAACAGCCACTTCTAACAGAATGTAATTGAGTTCATCCGGAACTTTTTCAATAGCTTTTTTGTGAAGTTTAACTTTAAGAGAAGCCTCTGTATTAGCAATAATCAAATTAAGCAAGCCATCTTTGCTAGTATCATCTTCATCCATTGCTATCAATACTTTTAAGTTCTTTAGATTGTCCATCTAATCACCTCTATGATGCTTCTGCAATTGTTACTGCTAACGTCACTGTAAAGCCTCCACTTGTGAATGTAATAGTTGCTGTACCATCTTTTACACCACTAACTGTGAACGTTCCATCACTCTTTTTGACAACCGTCGCTACCGTTTCATCGCTTGATGTAGCAGTCGTTGCCTTAACAACAGCTGAAGCATCACTGGCATCAACTGGATTACTTGCAATGGTAATGTCCTTACTGTCGCCCACCTTTTCCGACAAAGTCTTTTGACTAGCAGTAATCCCACTAGCTGGTGGGTTTACGCTTTTGGGGCCGAGTAGATAATGTTCTTATCATAATAAACGTAAGCAGTGTAGTGTTCATCAGCCGTCATGATTGTTGTCTTACGAGTAATGTCTCGGTCAGTTTCAACTTGCACACCACGCTTCATGATTAACTTAAGAGCTGGCTTAGTTGGATCCACCTTGATAAATACTGCTTCGCCTTCTTTTAACTTTTTAGAACGCACAATTTGAACACCTAATACGTCAAGGTATGTGCCGTTGATTAATTGGTTGGCGCCCACTTCTGAACCAAGCTTTTGTGCCATAGCATCTTTACGAACCTTAGCTGCATCCTTAGGGCTCATAATTGCCACTACTACCTTGTCGTCTTCATCGTCAAAGATATCAAGCGCGGCTTGAATGCCATCAACTGATGGATCGAACGTAATTTTTTGTGTTGCTGTCTTAGCAGCTGCAAGCACATCATCATCAACCTTGTTAGCAATAGATAATCCTAATTGACGAGTTGTTTCGCCTAACGGGTCGCCATATCCACTAAGAATAGCTTCATCGGTGATTGATGAACCCTTAGCAGCCTTTTTGATAGTTGCTTCTTGTGTTTCTGTTCCTAACTTGTCAAGCGGAATAGCTTCGCCTTCTGCAATATCTTTAGCATCGCCAATGTAAGTGAATTTAGGGAACGTTAATGTAGTACCCGGTTGTCCTTCTAAAGTTGTATCTACACTTGCTAGTGGTGCAAACCGTAATGCCTTTTGTAATTCATAGGAAACAATTGGTGCTAATACCTCGGGGTTAATCATATCTGTCATTTTTGTTGGGGCTGTATCTGCCATTATTTAATTCCTCCTGTTAATTTATTAAATTTGTCGGGATCGTTTGCAAGGAGTTGAACCTTTTCAGCCAATGTCATTTGGTCAAAATCTTTTGTCGAAACCTTAACCGATTTCTTGCCACTGATTCGTGGTGTCGATCCTTTCATAAACTCTTTTCTAGTATCTTCCTTGATGTCATTAATCAAGCCTGTCAACGCCTTTACGTTTTCGTAAATAGCGTCATTATCAGTACCATTGCCTACAACCATGTTAAGGACGTCGTCACTTACTACTAAGCCTTGGTCTTTGAAAACTGCATTAGTTTCATTGATAGCTTTAGTACGAGCAATTTCAGCTTTTAACTTAGCAATCTCATTATCCTTTTCGGTTTCTTCCTTTGACTTTTTATCGTCGGAAGCGAGCTCCTTAATTGATTTTCGTCCGGACTTTAAATCATCAAGTAGTTGAGATTGTTCCTCGTACTTCTGTTTCAAGTCATGGTTTTCAGCTGTTTTAGAATCTAGACGCTTCTTGAGCTTATCAACGGTTTTATCGCCATCGATATTCTCGTTTTTGCCATTTTCTTCTTCGTTTTCCTCTTGTTGTCCTTGTGCATCTTCCGAGCTAGCATCGGTGTCTGCATTAGGATAAAGATTATCATTAGTAGCATCACCACTACCATCTGATTGTTCAGCGAAGAATTGTAAGTTCATTGGTAATTTTTCTTCTAGTTTCATAACAATTTCTCCTTTTGCTCGCATTTAAAGCCTTGGGAGGCTACTCGGTTGTTCTTTTTTGCCTGCAAACAGGAAAAAGGCAATAAAAATAGCGGTAACCGTAATTAGTCATCGCTATTAGTTTTGTCATGCCAAGCCGAAATGCTGCATCTACAATTGGGATGCACAGGTAAATCTGGAACATCATCAACTGAATAGATGCCTTCGTTATAAGACGCTATTTCAAGACAAATCTTACAGGCAGAAGGTTCTGCGTGCCATTTACAAATCTTGATATGGTACTTTTTGAAGCTACGTAGTTGTGCCTGTGTCTGTACCCTAGCTGATTCAGTTCGAGCTAAACGTTCAGTTACATATCTAGCATTGTTAATCTCATCTTTAAGATAGGGTTTCAAATCACGCGCAATCACCCTAGGATTCAATCCCTGCACCATCTGTTTAGTTATCAATTGGTCTAATTTAGCTTTAAAGACGTCGCTATTAGCCCATAGTCGTTCGCTAAAATTAGCATTGCCGGTAGACACCATTACAACGCTAGACGTTTCAGCCGCTTTAACTGCTCCAGCTGAATCGGATAAGATACCAGCCTGTCGTTTTAGTTCATCAACATACTCATTGTTGAGCCTGTCAGTCATTGAGGTGTAGATATCCATATTATTATCGATCATCTCTAAACCAATTTGAGCTTTGAGCATTTCCAAGCGGTTGATGCGCATCGTGGCGTTGTAAAGACGCAGACGAGTGTTAACCTCATCTGAAAAATCGGCGTATTCCACTTTGCCTTTCTTCTTGAAAATTCCCCTTGCTTTAGCTACCAGTTTCTTTGCTTGGTTAGAAAATGCTTGGACGTCTTCTTGCGCCACCTTTTTACGAGCTTCAGCAATCGTGTAACCTTCTCGCTTAGCATACCGGGTGTACTGCTCGCTGATGTCCTTGTTGATGCCATCTAGCAACGTGTCGTAATGTTCCTGGAGAAGCCTATCGAAGTCCTTATCGGTTTTGATGTTGGCTTCAATCCACTTGCGCTCTTCAGCTTCACGCTTATTCCAATACCGATCATTCTTCTTGTTCAGCTGTTTCTGATTCATTGTTCATACCAGCTTTCTGTTGGTCAGTCAAATTACCAGTTACCCCTAGTGAGTTCTTAATTGCATCGGACTGTTCTTTTTTCATGCGATCAATTTCATCTTTTGGATCGTCGACAATTGATAGCGCAGATAATTGTGTTTCCTTGCTGGTAACTCCTTCAAGACTCTTAGCAGTAGCAGCTTCGTCAGCAAGATTGGCTGGAATGTTCTGTGAGAATTTAAATGATAAGTTCTGCCATTCGTCTTTTTTATTGTCATCCAATACTGTGCCAATACCAAATAACAACTTATATAGTTGTCTCAACGATTGAGTAAACTTACGCTCTTTATTCATCGCTAAGTTTCTCATCGGCAATAATTTGTACTGCATCGCCACGCCTGAACTATTTCCCGCAAAAGCCTCATCATTGAGATTTGAAACCATGCTAATTTGATAAGCAAGATTGGTAATTCGGTCAATCAAATTCTCTTGCATATTGTCACCGTCTGGCTTCGATAGAAACTCTAATTTAGCGTTAGTTGCATCAGCATCTGGCGAATAGATGATTTGTTGACCTTCAAGATTTACTTTGGGATTACCTTCCTCGTCCTCTTCAAGTTGAACGCCAAGCATTGCTAAATAGGCATTGTCAAAATATTCGACCTGGTTAGCTTTTTGACTCAACGTATTATCCAATGCATCAATCAGTGTCTGCACATTATCTAAAACGCCTTGCCTGTCTTCGTTTTGAAAGAACTCAACAGCCGGAACTGTACCGAACTGATTAACTTCACCATCATCCATCTTGAACGTGTCAGACAAATCATACTTAATATCATTTGTGATGACTTGTCCATGGAGTCGATTATTGATGTAATAGTAATTAATGAACGCAATCGGGTTCATGTCAACTGTGTCATCGTAGATGATAAAAGCGGATAACGGGCTTGCGTACTGCACTCGTGTCTCACTATCCTCATCTTGATACAAAAAAGCAATCGAACGACCATAGATATCTACTTGCCGACTAATCTCGGATAGCTTATCTTGAAATGAATTCTTGTCGTTCCATTGCTTTAATTTTTCGTTATCTTGCTTATCATCAAGCGTAATTTTGGGTGGAATTCCAATAAAAAATCCGTTAAACGTTTCAACAATATAGTGTGCCAAATTAGCTACTAATCGGTTATCCGGGCGGTTACCGCGGTGCGTGTCTTTATGCAAGATGTCATGATCGCCGATGTAATCTTTTCGCAAACTTTTATAGTGTTCTGCAATCATCATGTGTTGCAAGATAAAATCTAATACATCTTGTCCCGTCAACTCTTTGTCTGCTGGAAATACTAGCGTATTGTTATCAGTTACTAATATGTTTTCATTAATTCCTTGGATAAGACCACCTCCTTAAATATAATCATTTCTCAATACTGCGGCTTTATTGCCTTGCTTAAGTCCTAGTTTGGAAGCTAGGTCCATAATGATGTACTTAAATGCGTCACACGTATGGTCGTCTTCTTTAATAACTTTAGGTTCGTCCAGTTCAAAAGTCTTATCGTCCCATGAATAACGTTCATGCTGGTCAATAAAGATTTTATTGTCTTCATTATCCAAATAATAAACTCGTCCTTGAGCCAATAAGTTAGACACGAAGTCAATCATTTCAGCTTCCTTTTTCTTAATCACTCCATGCCAACGCAAATTAAACTCCTTTACGAATTCGTTTCGCATAGCACCTTCTGCCGAATCAATCGTTAACTTGATGTATCGCTTGTTCCCATACCGTTTTTGTACGGAATCTAAAAAAGACTTAATCTCGGGGACTAAGTCGCTAGGCGCCTTCTTATTTGCTTTGTTGTGCGGACTATAGTAATAAGTGTCTAACACGATCACTTTGCCTTTAGACGTCAAGCCAATAACAACGGCTGTCGTAGCCGAATTAATGTGCCCCGCATCCAAACCAACGGCTAATGATTTAATCTCATCATCGGTTGGTATCTCTTGCAATTTATGGAACAACTTCATGTTGTACACATTGTTACCGATACCGATTGATTTACCTAAGTACAGCCATGAATAATAGTTATAGTCATTCCGCTTGTATTTCTCAATCATGCGCAGTTGTTCAGGCTGGATAATACCTAGCCTATCCATAGTGTAATCAGACGTATCAATGAAATAGTCCTGGTCTCCTGCCATCTCTTCTGCCCATTGATTAACCCAATTATATTTACTTTTAGGGGGGTTAAACGAGTAGAATATCTTAACGGCATCTACGAACGGGCTTTTTTGACGTACAAAAGTACTGTTAGATTGGTCAAATACTTCACCGCTCTTAAAGTTGCTTATTTCTTCGTACCAAAGTGCAATTACATTGCTAATCGTGTTCGACTTAAGCTTTTCTGGATTGTCAGCACCATAGAATCGAAAAGTAGAACCTGTACGTATGTGTTCAATTTTCATAGGACTAACACTAGATCTAAACTCACTAGTCATGCCCAGCATATCAATTGCCCATTTAATCTGATTAAAAACTGAATCACGTAAATTAACAGCATTCTCACGAACACAAACTATGTTGGCTTTGTGATTGTGCTGAATCTGTTGCTTCATCATCATAACCAGCTTAAGACTAATGGTACTGGACTTAAACGAATTACGCCCGCCTTTAAGAATGAAATAATTCTTGTTGGAATTAAAAAACTTATAAAAGTGCGGTTGTATTAAGTCACTAAGTTTAATTACCTTATTCATCTGGCAAATCACTCACAATCACTGTCTTATCTTCTAAGTTTGTAGCATCGGTCATTACTTTGGCTTTGTACTCACTTATATCAGCTTCGGCGGTAAGCTTCCTAATCTGCTGTTCAAGTAACTTATCGTTGTCAGGATAACGTTTAAGAATCTCTTTAGCAGCGCTAATCTTGGTTTTAACATCAGCCGGCACCTTCACTGTGCTTACATCGTACTGTGTGGTGACCACTTTCGTTTCAAGCTCCTCGCCTCTAACTACATTAGTGAGGAACTCTAAAGCTTCCTGTGCCCCCATAATGCGGTCTGATTCAATCTCTCGCATCTTTTTATCGATGTACGCTTTAATGTTAGGTTTTATTAGGTTTTCACTTGCAATCGTTGGCGCTGTCTTCTTGCTATAACCAGCACCAATTGCCGATTGAGTAGCATTGCCAGTCTTGATGTAATTGTCCGCAAACTTCTTTTGTTTAGCTGTTAGTTTCATTACATGTCACCACACCTCCTTTATTGGGTATTAAAAAAGCGTATAACCTGTAGTCATACGCTTAGCTTTTTATGAAATTTAGTAAGGGAGTGATTTATTATCCCTTTCTAGATTAGATTTGATTGTTTCGAATTGTTCTTTGTTTTCTTCGCTTTTATCCTCAGTGTCTAAAATCAAGACCTCGTCAACAACATCATATAACTGTTCAGGGCGTTGGCTAAAGTCATTAGTAGTAATTAATATATTTTTATTAGTCAGAGAATTTTTTACAGTTTTTATAAATTTTTCTGAATCTTTTGGATCAAAAAGAACTGTTTCTACAGGGTAAAAGACTGCCAGGTCATACCCGTTACCAAATGTATAATCAATATGTTGTCGCCACTTAGTAAAGGTTCCAATAGCTCCGGGGAAATCATAACGAGTGTTTAACCTTGTATTGGACTTGAACCTTTTATCTACAAATACATCATTGAACAGTCTAGGAACATCGCTTATGCCTGCCTCTCCTAACACGAACAACACTTCGTCAATTTTTTCTGAATCACGAATAGATTCTAAAACATGAAGTAACTTGTCTTTATCAAAATATCCTCTAATTAATAATGTTTTCTTATCAGTATCTCCGTTTAAGAATTTTATTACATATTCTTTGAACTCATTCATGTTCACTTTCTTCATAAACTCACCTCTTACAGTGCAGTATACAACAACACTAACTAAAACGGATTACTTTATCAAAAATACGTAATGAGATGGTAAGGATTTGCACCTCACATACACTGGGTTTTGTGTTCTCCTACTTGTTCGTGGCTTATTTCAACCTTAGCTTCGGATAGCGTCTACCTATTCCGCCACATCTCTATTTACTGACCCCGGTGGTTAGTCAGGGAGTAACACGAGCACCGTTCGTGTCAGTGGATGCCTACTAACTATCTTAACTCGGCACCAGCATGGGGTGACGTGGATAGACCTCCCATACGTTTTACAGCTCTAGCCGGAATTGAACCAGCATCAACGGTTTTGGAGACCGTCATTCTGCCATTGAACTACAGAGCTATCATAGGGCACCAGGGAATCGAACCCCAGACGGATATACACGTATTTCCTAGTTGGACTTGTTGAAACGGAATCCGCTAGCCATCTGCCTTACATCTTTCGATAATACCAATATAACGGATACTAACTCCAAAAGTACTCAAGTTTTACTCCATATTTACTCCAGATTAACTCCACTTTTTTATTTTACAAAAGCTTGGCATTCCAGCCTTTCAGCTACATCTAATAGCGCTGCTTCGTGCCAATTAAAATAAGTAGTCGATGACATGTTGTAATACCTGTCGGGCAATCGTTGCATTAACACGTCCATGTAGTAGCCGTGGTCTTCTTCGTAGCCTTCACAATAGACAATTTTCAGGAGTTCACGATAATGGTACTTTCTACAACTGTTGATTGCCCAATCTACCCATTTACAGAACACTTTACCTTTTTCGGCATTAATCATTCTTTGTTCAACATATTCTGGAGCGGGTGCCGTTGCACTTGGTGCCCCATCACCAAAGCTGGCGGTAACTTTCGGGTTAACCGGAGCATTGATGTAAGCTTTGTACTTACGGTATTTAGACAATATTTTTCTTGCGTTATACTTGGTCTGCTCTTTATCTAATTCTGGTAATAATGTCATGCCCCGTCACTCCTGTTATAATAATGTTGTCAAGATTATTAGATCGAGGGCACGTCTGTGAGGTGCTCTTTTTTATTACCATCATTCATCGTCGAATTCATTCCACATTTTCTTTAAACCTGTACTAAAACATAGTTCACATGTTTCAAACTCTACTTCTTCTTCATTCGTTTCAATATCAACAAGTTTGATTTTTTCATTATTCCACCTCTTCTAGATTGATTTTGTAAACCTTGCCACCAGTTTGTTTCGCTAATTCTTTTGCGTAATCTTCATTGTAAAACGTTGCGCCATTTATGGAATTTGCAAATGTATAAACCATTTGTGATGCAGATACTGATTCTTTTAGGTATAAATTCCCTAACTTAACTATGTAAATGTTTTCCATACTTAATCATCCTCCTTTAATAATTACCACTAATTAATGCCCACTTCGTAGTATCAAATCTTTTAATTTTATAGCACTTAGGGCAACCGGCAACTACTTCTTTGTGCCATACACCCGATATATCTGATGGGACATTTGCCACACGCAGAAATACCCAATCATGCTTACAGAATAATCTCACCGTTATTACACCTCTTCATAAGTTTTCCTGAAAATGTCGTCAGCGATTGCCCAATGCTCACCCTCAACACCCGTAGCAATCCAATCACCTATATTGATAGCCAAATCGCCTTCAAGGGTTGGTATTGAAAACGTAGGATCCCAACCATCAATTACAAAGTTTTCTTTCACAATCCCATATTTATCAATCATTTCATCCGAGCCATCAAACTGTTCAGCCTTGATAGTTGCTGTTTTGCGATATTCTTTTAGCATTGGTTGTCCTCCAATTTTTCTGCCTAATCATTCCAATATGGATAAATCAGCAGTGTTATGCCCAAAAATAATAATGTGCTGGCTACATCGTTGCGGTATGTTCCGAAAATCGTAAATGCCATCATCACTATGTAGGCATGTTCATGAAGCGAACTTATAATTTTACTCATCTTCTACCTCTTTATAAATTTTCACCAAGCGATTCTTTCCAATATATATTAGCTATATTTTTCCGCCACACTTCCCAGTAAGTCATGTCGTAAGGACATTCATTCCATTCAGCTAAGTTCTTTTCAACAGGTACCCAATCCTTATAGCAAAGATAAAACGGCATTATGAATATAATTGGAATTAATATAAGAGCAAGGATTCCAAACAAAACATCTTTAATCATCTTCTACCTCCACAAACTCAAGCAGTCCAGCATTGTTGTAAGCATCGTATTCGGGCCACTTTTCTTTAGCTTCCTCCTCTGTAAGAGCACCACCCGTAATTCCGTCACTGCCTGTAAGGCCTAAGATTACCTTCCCTTCATCATCTAATCTAACATACTTCCGAAGACCGTGTATCCCTTTTAACTTAACTACACGTCTTGGTTTTTCAAATGTTTTTACATATTCTTCTTTAGTCATCTAGTCGCCCTCCTTGAATCTTTCTAATACCGGCTTAAATTGATCTTCCAATCGGTCCAACTCGTCAAGATATTGTGTTAATTTCATCACATCATTATTGTCACGGATCATTAAATGAATAGCGGCGTTAAGAGCGTACCTGACACTCGGATAGAAACCAAGTTGCTTCATGACAGGTAAATTGTCCTTGTCTAACTTAATCGCTCCAGAATCATCTCTGATGAACTTCATCAAGGTGTGATTGTTGTGGCTCTCGATTTTAATCTGGTAATCTTCGTTAATTTTGATAATCATTTTTTTATCCCCCTAATCAGATAAGTGATCCCGCTAATCCACGTCTGTAAAATAATCGCCGCTATAAAGATTGCTACGCCAATCAATCCACTATGCAACACATGCCCGATTAACACTGCTGGCAATAGCCAAAAAACGCATGAGAAATACCACAGCATGAACATAATTAGACTTCCTCCGGTTCAAATTCCACATCAATGCCTACCTTCGCCATGCCAATCGCAATTTCTTCGGCTTCCTTCAGCGCTGCTTCTTTTTCAGCAAACAGTTTAGCTTCTTCTTTCGGTGCTGTCCATGAGATTTGATTCATATAACCTTTATCATGCTTGTTTTTCAGCACATAAAAATTGTGTTGCTTCACTTCGAAGTTGACCTGCTCACCGATCGGGCTAATCGCAGCATGTAAAATGTCCGCCTTCTGTTTTGCTTGCTTCCATTTTCTGAATACTGTGGCATCTTCAATACCCACATATTGGTGGACTTGGTTTCCTAGCCTACGATAATAAGTGTTAGTTGCCGTGTTCTTAATTACATACATTTTTTTCAATCTCCTTTTTAAATTGCTTTTTTCGCCAACATTCTTGTTCTTCTGTAACTGCTTTTTCAATACGTTTTAAATCATCAATCGTGTAATTGTTGCCGTAGATTTCTCTAACAATTTCCTCTGCCGTCATAACTCTTCAACCTCCATTTCAACTCTAGGCTCTTCGGCATACATTTTTTCCATCTCAACGCTCACTATCTGGTTGTCATCGTGCCATACAACGCCTGTGCACGCATCTGTGACTGCTTTAAATAGATTATCTATGTCAGGCTTAAAGATGGGTCTATGCTCGTTAGATAGCCTTCTGTTGTGTTCAGCTTTTGACACGCTTTTCTGTACTGAACGATAAAACGTAGTCTTAACTTTCAGTGCGCCCATAAGTGGTTCGCCTTTGTACTGATTTTTAACAATTAAGTGAGCTCTATCTTTATAGGCTTTGTATTTCGGGGCAATATACGCCCACCCTTTCCGCGTCACTCTCGGTCTACTAGCGGCTACTGGCTCGCCATCAATCACTAGCTTAATCACTTGTGGACACCTTCTTCTTGCATACCTTGTACCAGTGGCTAGCAACGTTATAGCTTGCCATGCCTAATTTTTCGGCAATTTCATCAAACTTTGCACCCTTGCTTCTTTCGGCAATCAGAAATGCGTCTTCTTTTTTAGTCCACTTCTTAGGTGTTCTCTTGTTCTTGCCCTTTTTAATTTCGATCCCGAGTTCTCGCAAATCTGAATAGATCGTTTGAACCTCTACGCCTAGTTTCCATGCAATATCTGCATAGCTAAGGTTCCTATCAAGCATTTCTGGTATTAGGCTCTGCCGGGCAACCTTCATCTTGTGCTTTGTCATGCTAATCTCGCCAATATACTTACGCTTTTTAATCTTTGAAATACTTAACCCACGAGCTTTGCGGAAGCCTTCGTAGTCGCCACGATCCAATAACTCTTGCTCAATATCGGATTGCTTAACAGCCGTACCAACTCGTACATAGCGCATCGGTTCAGGCATATCCATATAGATGCTGTCCTTGCGGTCGCCGTCATATTTTGTGTAAGTCTTAAGCATTTGCTTGTGCAAGTCCGACTTATGCTCGCTTTCTCCATACACCTCTTTACTGTTAACCCCGACCAATTGCCACATTAGCTTCACGCTCCTTTGCTTTTCGGTATTCTACATTGCAATTCGGGCAGGGCATTACCTGCATAATTGCTCCACTCGCTTGGTACACAATCTGCGTACCGCCACATAATTTACACATTAGAAAATCGCCATCCTTTTATCTTTCGTTTTTTCAAATTTGATAATTGCATCGTTACTTACTACGCCTTTGTACATCCGACTTAGTAATTTCGGATTATAAATCTGTGATAGTTCATCACTGTTAAGGTTTGTAGTAATAATCGTCCGGCTCCGCTTGTTTAAGACGCCAAAAAGCACTTGCTGTACATATTCACTCGCTTCTCTTGATTCGCGCCTAAACGACGCCTCACTGCCCAAATCGTCCAACACAAGCAAGTTAACCTTACCAAGCAAGTCCACCATGCGAGATTCAGTGTAGTAGCTATCCCGATGATCGAACGAATCCTTAATTTTTCGCATCATTTCGTTAATTGATATAAACAGGCAGGAAGCGTTAGGCTTGATGTTTTCATTAACCCCTTTTAGCATCGAGATTGCTAAGTGTGACTTACCAACACCGGGCTTACCAGTAATGATTGTGTTAGCTTGGTAGCTACGATCCATGTACCTGTATGCGATTCGCTTAGCTTTTTTTAAGTTACTCTCCGCTTCGCTACCATCTTCAACCTCGTAGTTTTCAAAACTTGCTTGCCATAAGTCCTCATCATCAATGATCGAATCTTCTCGTAACACATCATGAAAACCACGCTTGTAGTTGCGCAAAGCTCCGATAGTTACTAACTCGTTATTTTTATGTCTACGCTTATCTTCAACGCATTTAGGACAGAAGGGTTCATGGTTAGCCAACATTAATAACTTTTGGTCCGGATGAATTCGGCAGTATTCGTTTGTCTTCTTCACATGCTTTAAAAGTTCAAAATTCAACCCCGCCATAAGATTTTGTTCCTTTCTCTACCTTTGGTTTAATTTGTTGATTTAAATACTGATCGAACTTATTTCCAAACAAAGTACTCGGTTGTAAATATTTAGCTGTAAAAAATGAGTTAGCATCGTTTGCGTCTAGTACCTTGTTATCAATTACCTTCTTAAAATCATCTAAGCGATAACCTTCATGCCATCTAGCGCGAATCAGTTTCTTGTTAGATTCGACGTTTCTAAAGTGCTTACCAGCTTTTTCATTTAGATAGTCGATTATTTGTTTGTATTGGATATGGTCGGACTTATTGTCCGACGTATTATTGTTATTCTCTGTAGTAGTCTCTGGTAGTCTATGGTATTGGTTAGGACTCTCAGTCCCATTCAGAAGAGGACTCTCAATCCCACTCGTAGGGACTGCCAGTCCCTTTGGTTTTCCCAGATTGTCCAACGCTTCGTAATTAATCCTGTACCATTTAGTCTTATCGAAAGCGGCTTTGTTATACACTCCAGTAATTAGCAAACCTTTTCTTTCTAAATCTTTTAGGTAACGTTGAATAGTTTTTTCCGAAATCCATGGGAACTGTTCATGCCAGTTAGAGACACTGTTATAGACCCATCTATAGCCGTCTTTAACTTTGTTAGATTTACTACACCAATAATGTATCTGTTGTAGCATGATTGCCTTATCAACGTTATCTAATTCAACCGCCAACGACGGTAATACTTGCAGTGGTGGCTCACTGATCAGTAAATTGTTCATTTTGCTCACCCCTATAGTTTCCTTTAATTCCTAATCGTTTCAAATCTTCGACACTTAACTTGATGCCATCAACGGGCACGTGATATTTAGCGGCAAACTTAGCTGGCGTAATACTTTCAATTTCGCCATGATGCGCTCTGCAAAGTGGTAGTACATGCCGTTTTGAATGGTCAATCTTATTTCGATTCGTTCGTCCAACCACGTCGACGTGATGAATATCAGCATGTTCCCCACAAACGAGGCAGACCCGATGTCTACAGCATTGATAAATGAAATACTGCTCTTCGCGTGGTAACAACTCATAGCCTTTCTTAAACGGCACATGCCATTCGAACATGAAATCGATAACTAGGTCTAGTAACTGGTTAGCATCGCTCACAGACGATTCTGTGGTGTCTGATAAGCTGATAGACTTACCCGCGGTATAAAACTCGTACTGGGTATAGAACATTGATTTTAAAAATTCACTCGGCACTACGAAGTACGTTTCAATATCATGGAGCAACGCGAAGAACAATCGTCGCTGTTGTACTCGTGCTTTCCGCGGGTCTGCTACCTCGAAATCAACGTAGAACTTGCCTTGCCCACCGCTCACTGTCTCTAAATGGTCTTGATTAAGCGGTTTGTTTAAATGAATAACCAGGTCTCTGCCTCGTTGTTCCGCTCTCGCTCTCTGCATCTAATCATCCCTAGAACGGTAAATCGTCGTCACCAATATCAATTGACTGCCCACCATTAGCGAATGGATCTCCTGGCGTTGATGCTTGCCGTGCATTATTTTGCTGGTTGCCTTTTGGTTTCGAATCTAGCAACGAGAAGTTATCAGCTACAACCTCAGTTACATAAACTCGTTGTCCTTGTTGGTTTTCGTACGAACGGGTTTGAATCCGCCCTTCAATGCCTACTAGAGAACCTTTACGCGTGAAGTTGGCAAAGTTTTCCGCCGCTTTCCGCCACATTACACAGTTAATGAAATCCGCTTCACGTTCACCCTGTGAGTTAGTAAACTGTCGGTTAACTGCCACGGTAAAACTAGCTACCGCATCACCTTTCGCTGTGTGGCGAAGCTCAGCATCTTTAGTTAAGCGTCCTATTAGTATTGTTCGATTAATCATTGTTTCCCTCCTGTGTTTTGCTGACGTGGTCCAGTTGCTTGGTTACGAGCACAATCATCTGGTTAGCTGTCTCGTAATTTAAGTCGTTGATATGGGCAACGTGTGCCTTACTTAAATACGCCGATTTAACTACGGGCTCTGGCTTACCAGTGGCAGTCGCCATTGCCTTAAATAGTGCCGTTAATGTTTCGTTTTGTTCGTTAGAAATCGGGTCAGGTTGTTTTTTGCTCTCAACATTTTTTTGAAAAGAATCCGGATCCATGTCGTCGGTTGCGATATTGAAAAACTTAAGTAAAAAGTACTTTTCACCGTAAGTTAGCGCCTTACCAACGCCCTTTTCACCTGCTGTGTCAACACCTTGCGCATACCATGGGCATTCGATTGTTTCTTCGGGGTTATCACTGTTAATCCACGTCATGGTCATAATCAGCTCGGTAAAGTAAACCACTGCACCTTTCTTATTTGAGCTAGTCATTACATTTTTGTCCGTGATTCGAGGTATCAGTAGCACACCTTCTTGATCCATTAGTTCATGAATCTGTCCCAATACGTCCGATGAACCGGCATAGCTGTACTGCGTTGAGCGTTGCGATTTCTGCACATACTTTGCACTAGCGTGGATTGTTTGTAGTTTTTGATACAACGTTTTAGGTTTAACCTCTTCTTTTGTTTTAGTTGTTGCCATCTAGTCCACCGCCTTTACTGTTAATCTGTCAGGCTTTTGTTCAGCCAAATAAGGTAGTAAAACTCCGGTTTCTGTGTCGACGAGTTGCCCCGTTTTGGTTGGCACAAAACGCCCATCGGCAACCAAGCGCTTAACAGCTGTCAGGTTTGGCTCTCTCTTGATGAGTGAATCATCCACTCCAGACAAAATTTCAACCATTTTATTAGGCTTAATGTCGTTCGCTTTAGTAACCCTCCACCACGTTGGCTTGCTAGGATTGCTCTCGGTTCGAAGGAAGCGCCAAGTAGCGGTCTGCAATTCACGCCCTTGAAATAGTTTGAGTTCCTCTTGTTCGACCTCACTAATTTGATCGCGAAGCTCGTCAATTTGAATGTTGATACCTTCTTTATCGCGCTTTAACTTGCGCAATTTACGATCTAACTTGCTCCGTTTAGCTTCTAGTTCATCAATTTTCATTAGGTTCATCCCTTTCAAATAAAGCTTCGGTCTCCTTGTTTTCACGTTCTAGTTCCCAAGCTCTTTCTAAGCTCGCCCTTAACTGTTGATTGTTCATGTGATATACTCCAGTTGTTAAATTTATTTATTTGTCCGTTTTATTGTTAACGTTTCGTCAGTTTTCAATTCATTTAGTAAACTTAAAACATCTGACTTAGTTCCAATTTTATTAATGCCAGTATTATCAGTAGTAACGCTGATATTATATTTATTATCACTATCTTCTAAGTGCTCCTCGCTACCGAGAAGAGTGTCGAGTACTTTTCCAATTTTTGCTAACGTTTCTATCGGTTTATTCGAACCGGCCAAATAAATGTCCGTGCCAAAACGCCCACATTCTATTGCTCCAATTAACGCTGGATTGGCGTACGTGTAATCATCAATTTTTACTAGCTTCATTACTATTCACTCCTTACTCGAAAAATGAATTAAATCCAAAACGACCAAACGCGTAGGTCATCCCTGCTATTACCAACACTGCTATTGCGACTCTCATTACAACCCCTCCACCCATTTGTTTACTTTCGACTTAATGTAATATGTTCGATTGAGATAAGACGGACTAATTACAGCCTCGTCTAGCCCACCGTATTCAACTGCCTTGTCTACCGTTGCTACTGAAAATCCTAGATATTCAGCAACTGTTTTTCGATCCATTAATAGTGGAAACTTATCATCGCTCAAGCGTTCTTTGACCGCCATCTTTATCACCTCCTATCTAGTTGCTCCACCTTTTTTGATACTGTTGCATGACTTTGCGTCTCTCATAACTACTCTCCTAACGTTGTTTGCCCCGCTGGCACTTTACTCATCTCTTTAATAATTTGTACCGTTGCAGTAGATGGTTGCCAGTTACTGATATATTCATCGGCTTTATCAAAGTCCTTTTGTCGAAGCTGCGAACGTGTCTTAATCCCGGTTACTTCGTTTAGACCGCGGTTGATGTCCTTAAACAACTTGCTACGTTGCGCAGCTGTTAACGTTAGTCCGTGAATTTTGATATATTCGTTAACTTTCTCCGAAACTCTTCGCGAAATGTAACCATATTCTGTTGGATCTAGTCGCTGGTTATTCTTTAAGTAATCAACGTCGCTGTCGATTCGGTCTATTTTTTTATTGGTGTTTTCTGTCGCATTGAAAACTAAGCGAAGCACTTCCATTGGATCAGTTGGTAATTGGATACGTTCTTCCTTAATTGCTTCTTCCATCTTGTTAAAAGCATCAATGTACTTCAGTTTGAATTCGTCTGCCTTCTTACCAGTGAATCCAAAAGCAATAAAGGTAAATCCATCACGATTCATGTAATACATCTTGTTTCGTTTACCGCTCTTATCTTTGTATTCGCCCTGAGCAAACATCGAATCGTACTGAGCCGAATTTTCGGCTGAGTCAATTTTGTTTTGAATAGCATCTAAAACATGTTTGTGATTCTTTCCAAATACTTCTGCTACTTGTAAGCTGGTTGTCACTGCTTGTTGGTCTTTCATAATTACTAAATTTTTCATTCTTATTTCCTCCTTAAAGCCCTAGCACTTTATAAATCTTTTCTCGTACACGTTTAGACTTTGGTGATTGGTCACCTCGGATAGCTCGGCTTACCACCGATGGCCACTTCTCACCAATTGCGGCAGTTAACTGTTCCTGCGTCATCCCCTTACGCTTACGAGCAACTTCAATTTTTAGCTGGAGTTCTAAAGCTTGATTTTCTAAAGTTGCTTCTTCCGTCATTTTTTACCCTCCTTTTTGTTTTTTATTCATCAAGTTATTGACTCGCAATTAGACTTAGTCTAATATAAAGGCATACTAAATAAGCAATACATAACCTTCTTTACAATTCCTCGCCAAAGTTATTGTTTGTAGATAGGCTTGTTTTTTATTGCTTAATTACTTGATGAATTAATAATAAGTCTTAGTCTAAAAATAGTCAACCTATTTTTGATACTTAGTCTAATTTAATTCGTCAAAAATTAGGAGAAGTCTTATTATGACAGTATTAGAGCGTATCAAAAAAATTTCAAAAAAGAGAGGATATAGTCTCACTCAAGTTAACGAAAAAGCTCATTTAGGTACAAATACTATATACTCTTGGAAAACCAAAGAACCTAGTTTTAACAATTTACAAGCTGTTGCTAAAGTTTTAGATGTATCAGTTGACTACTTACTCGGTAAAACAGATATCGAAACCACAAAAAAAGAAACACGTGATTTGGAAGTCGAAGAAGCGCTTAACTCCATGCGTAGTTACCAAGGTCAACCAATTACTGATGAAGAGCGCGAAGTGATGCGTGGAATTATTAAGGCATACTTAGATAATAAGAAAAAGTAGGTTTTGTTATGGATAATTTTACAGAAGATTTAATGAAATACTTATGCGATTACGCGTTTGAAAACAAAATCGGATATGAATTCAGTTCGAAACATGATCCTGATAGATCCCCAAGGTCTATTACTGCGTTGCGGATGGTATTTATGAATAACAATTGGCCCAATAAACTAGAAATTCCTTTTCAATTCGCACACGAAATTAGCCACGTGATTAATGGCGACTCGGGTTCTAATAATTTCGCGGCACCCTCTTTCTACTCGAAAGAAGAATTTAACGCCAATAAGCGCGCTACAAGGATCCTACTAGAATACTGTGATTTACATGGTTTTACATGGGATAATGTCATTGATTTTATGCATAGCTTTAGCATACCTATTCGTGCTAAAGAGGCCGTTAAAGCCGGTTTTAAAGAACATGTTGGTGTGCCCTATAGTGTTAAAGCTTGTGAGATTTAATAAAAAGGGATTGAAGGAAGGAAAATGTTCGATGGCTTAAGAGCTAGATTTCGTCAGAAAAAAGAAGAAAAACAAAGAGCCGCCAAATTGGCACAGAAACAATATTTAGAAAAGTTAGATAAGTATAAGAATAGTTCTTTAAGTGACTTAGAAATCACTATTGAAGATGTCATTCTAAAAAAGAACGAAGTTGCCTATTACATGGGACAGGAGCTAACTAGTTGGCTGGAACCTAGAAAGCGCACTAAATCAGTTTCTTATTCTGGCGTTTCGGGTCGAGTTAAGATCGCTAAAGGTGTCTACATAAAAACCGGAAGCATAAAACCCATGAAGCAAACTCAAACAACTAACGTGGTAATTCATCAAGGAGTAATGGTTATTACCAATAAACGTATTTTATTGATAAATCATGACGAAATATCTCAAATTACATATCGTAATGTTGTTCAAGTTGTGCCCTATTCTGATGGGATGGCCATTTTAAGATCAAGCGGAAAGAAAATCACCTTAACTGGATTTAATGGAGAAATACCCTCAATCCTTCTCACGCGAATTTTAACTGGGGATACAGAGGCACATAATTAATTTTTGGAGGAAATCAGAATGAAGAAATCACTAACACTAGGAGCAGTATTTGTATCTTCACTTATTTTAGCTGCTTGTGGTAACGGTAATACAAAAAAAGATAGCTCTAGCAATAAAACCGTAACTGTCGCTAAACCTAAAGAGGACAAATACTACTTTAAAAATGACGAACTAAGAATACATGATTTAAAGATAAAGATAACAAATTATAAAGTTATCCCAGTTGGAGAAAAAGGAAACGAATATGGTAAAAAGCCAGTGCTCGCCATCTGGTATAAAGCTACTAATTTAACTAATAAAGAGATTGACCCTAATACCGCTTGGATGGCAACTTTTGAAGCCTACCAAGACAACAATAAAAATCGGGAAAATAAATTAAATGTTGGCTCCCTCCCCGATCAAAAATTTCTTGATACCCAACAAGAAAATATCAAAAAGAATGGCACTGTTGAAAATGCTGTAGCTTACGAACTCGATGATAATAAAACGCCAGTAACGCTTAAGGCTACACAAGGTGTTGGCGGTAAAGAATTAGGAACCAAGACTTTTAAAATTAAAGAAGTGCTTACCAATGCTAGTTCTTCTGCAAGTTCTGAAAGCTCTGAAACTTCTTCGGTGCAGTCTACTTCAACTAGTAGCAATAGCACATCTGAACCCAAGGATAGCGACATGGTGAGTGTTGGCGCTGGTAAGTATTCTCAATATAATGATCCAAACAGTCAGACTGATACCCCAAAGGAAGAAGCAGAATTAGAAAAGCAAGTTTCCCGGATGAATCAATCTAACAATGATGATGATAAATATGGAAAACCGGGCGAAGCACAACAAGACCTTGAAGATAGCATGTACCAAAAAGGTCAAGACACGATGAACGCTTACCTTAACGGTATGCAAAATGCTGGAAATTAATATGTAAACAAAAAGCCACATCCCCCACCGACCAAAGTTTGGGATGTGACTATAACTGAACTACTAGAGGGGCAGTCCCTCTTCATTTGTCTATTTTAGCATGTTGGACTGCCTCCAGAAAAGAGAACGGAGGTTCGCGTTATGGCGTCATTTGAAAAACGTGGGAAGAAATATAGAGCTGTTGTATCAGTAATGGATAACGGCGTACGTAGAAAGGTTCCCAAGACCTTCCCCACCAAAAAAGAAGCAACTGAGTGGGCTACCATTATGGAAGCCGATAAATTTCAGAATAAAAAAATCATAGCTTCCAGTATGACCTTTGCAGATTGGTTTAAGATGTGGATGGAAAATTATAAGAAGAGCGAAGTTAGAGAAGCCACCTATGCCACGTATAAAAGTGATTATCACGTGATCAAAAAATACTTTGGTGATATAACATTGGCTAACTTAACATATCCTATACTTCAATCTACATTAGATAAAATTGGAGAAACGCAAAAGCAAAGCTCTAACGCTAATCTTGCTATAAAGATTAGGTCATCATTAAAAGAAGCCGAGTATGAACAATACATCAAACATGATATTTATTCCAGATTAAAAGCTCACGGTGTTAAAACCGATAAAAAATCTAATGTCCTATCAGCAACTGAATTTGAAAAATTGCAAAACTACTTATACCAAAATTATCAAGGTGACTTAATTAATGGTGCAATTTTAGTTGCTCTTGAAACAGGGATGAGAATTGGTGAAGTGCTTGCATTCAATTCAAACGATGTTTCTATCCCCTTTCAGACAATAGTTATTAACAAATCTTTTTCTCAGACAGCTTGTAAAATAACCCCACCTAAAAATAAGCATTCAGTCAGAAAAATTAAAATTACTAAAGAATTAGCGCAAGTGATTAATTCTTATGGATACCACGAAGGAAGGATATTTAATATGTCCCATCCTACTGTTAGAAGACGTTTAGATTCGATACTTGATGAATTGAATCTAACCCCTATCACCACACATGGTTTAAGGCACTCACATGCGTCTTACCTGTTATATCGTGGTGTATCAATTAATTATGTTTCTGCGCGCCTAGGACATGCTAACGTCTCAATTACTCAAAGAGTATATGCGCACATGTTGCAAGAAGAAAAGCAACGAGAACAAGAACACGTGGTAGAAATATTATCAATGTCCCCAAATGTCCCCAAACAGAGCAAAGAATCCTAA